AGTTCAGGCCGTCATCCTCGACGGGTTCGAATTGCTCGCCTACGTCGCAGTCATCGCAGACGTGCTCGTTTCCTTCGTGGCAGTGGACGCACTCATCGCAGTCCTCAAATTTGGTGCACATAAATCAGTCTTCCTTTTGGTTGTGGCAGAGCCAGACCAGGGCGTCACCAGCGTTGGTAAGCGAGTCTGACGAATTGAATCCCTGCTCCTGTTGGATCTTGTCGATCAGGTCGGAGACTTTGTGTGCGTCCTCAACGGGAACCTTGAAGCGCATAACCTGGTGGGTTTGAACAGGACGTTCGGTGGGCTCGGGCGCGGGTAAATCATCGCCCTCATCAATATCAAGTTCGCTCAGATCTATAATCGAGCTGTCAAAAATTGCGTGCAGTTCCTCATCGGAATACGGCATAAAGGAGGCGATTTCATCGTGACTACCGAGAGAATCCAGCAGCTCTGCCAACTGAAGCGTATCGTCTGTGCCATAGCGCCCGTTATCGACAAGGCTGATCTCTTTCGCCTTGTTGTCATCGACGCGTCCGACATTGAGGATGGGCACTTCCTTGATGCCCTTGCTTGCCGCGTATTGAGCGCGGTGTTCACCGCCCAGGATCTCCAGCGAGCCATCCAGACGCTCGCGAACAATGATTGGTTTGAACATGCCCAGACGTTCGATCGAGGCGGCCAGTTTTTCTTCGTTCTGGGGGCCGACGACGTTGGTGTTCCAACTGTTCGGCTGGAGACTCTTCGGATCGGCCTTGCCGAAACTTAAATTCAAGTTGTTAGTTTTCATTACCTATAAGGTCGTGTTAATATAAGTCATTGGTGACTTATTATTAACCACCTAACACTGAAAGATCAAGAGGTTAAAGTTTGAGCAAAGTAATCCAGATAGCAGCCAACGCAGTGAACGCCAAGCTCTACAACGCTTCGCGTGAAATCTCGCGTGAGGTGTCCAATCTGCTGTCCTACAGGGTCAGCGGCGCGGAGCACAGTGCGGCATTCAAGGCGCAACGCTGGGATGGACGCTCAACCTTCTATGATTTCAAGACCGGGTTGTTTCCGGCAGGGTTTGTGCATCTAGTGCTCCAGCATCTCAGGCAAAAGGGTCATACGGTGCAACTGGTGCGCAAGCCCTTCCCTGCCCCGCAGGGGCCGAAAAATCCAAAGGTCGACAATTTCCCTGAGAATCCGGATTACGCGTATCAGCTAGAAACGGTCAATAAGCTGGTCAAGCACGGGCAGATGGTTGCCCAGGTCGCAACCGGGGGTGGTAAGTCGCGCATCTGTCGTCTCGCTGTGGCAAGGATTGCCAGGATGTCGCTGTTCATCACGACTCGCGGCGTGCTGATGCACCAGATGAAGGACGCATTTGAGGAAACGACAGGTCGTAAGGTTGGCGTTCTCGGCGATGGTGAATGGACTCCGCGCCGGAGCGTCAACGTCGGCATGGTGCAGACGCTGATGTCTCGCCTGAAGATCGATGAGGATGCGACCGGAGCCAAGCTCCAGAGGCAGATCGAGGTGCGCAACAAGACCATCAAGTTCCTGAGTATGGTCGAGTTTGTGATTCTTGAGGAAGCGCACGAGGCGGGCGGCAATAGCTACTACGAGATCCTGCGTCACTGCAAGAATGCTCATTACCGTCTGTCACTGACTGCCACGCCCTTTATGAAGGATGACGAAGAGGCGAACATGCGTCTGATGGCATGCTCCGGCCCGGTTGGTATTCGCATCTCTGAAAAGTTCCTGATTGATCGCGGCATCTTGGCAAGGCCCTACTTCAAATACGTTGAGCTGGATCCGCCTGCCATGTTGCACAGGCTGTTGCCCTGGAAGGACGCCTACAAGGTGGGCATCGTCGAGAATGAGATGCGCAATCGTCATATCGTCTGGGAGGCAGAACGCGCTGCTCAGAACAACATGCCCGTGATGATCCTCGTCCAGCAGAAGAAGCACGGCGAAACACTCAAGAAGCTCCTGAAAGAGCGCAGAATCTCCTCAGAGTTCATCTATGGAAAGCATGAGCAGGAGGAACGCAAGGAAGCGTTACAGCGTCTGGGAAGCGGAAAGATAAGCGTCCTGATCGGATCGACGATCCTCGATGTGGGCGTGGATGTTCCGGCTGTCGGCCTGGTTATCCTGGCTGGCGGCGGCAAAGCGGAAGTTGCCCTTCGTCAGCGCATTGGTCGCGGCCTGCGTCGCAAGAAGTCAGGCCCCAATATCGCCCTGATCGTCGATTTTGTCGATCCAGGCAATACGCATTTACGCAAGCATGCCAGGGAGCGCCGTCGTATCGTGGAATCTACGGATGGGTTCAATGAGGGCATCCTCGGCAAGAATGAAGATTTCAACTTTACTGAATTAGGATTGGCAGCATGAGCACAGGAACACTTAGCTTCAAAGTTATCGATAAGCCCAAGAACGAATGGGATCACCTGAACTACCCAGGTCCAGGCGTTTACCTGCACAGTGATTCGCTGTGGTTCGTCTACAACAGCTATGTCCAGCAAACCTTTTCCGTTGATGACGAGATCAGGCACTGCTTTGTCATGCCAGGTGAGGCGCCGAAGGCTGTCTCTGAGTCATCAGGCTTTGATCAGGACATCTTGCTCAAGGCAATCGCGGTTTCCCAGAAACCAGAGCTGGCTTTTTCGTAGCGCCCTTATAAGTCACTCGTGACTTCGGAAGTATAATAAGGGCTCCACATCAACGGGAGCCCTTCCATGAGAGTCGTCGGACTTTACTCAAACCTCGCAGTCAACATCCTCACCGTCCTGCTGGTCGGTTTCATCATCTTCTACACGGGCAATGCCCTGGGTTTACTGGGCCTGCTGCTGCTTCAGCCAATGCCCATGCAGATCCTGGCAGATGGCCCTATGCCGGAGGATGACGAAACACGCATCGGGTTCGTGCATCACGATTAAATCTATCCGCTAACTCTTGCGTGCACTATAATAGACTCACGTTTATTATTTTTGCACGCAGGAGATTAGCACATGGAATACAAGAGACAGACTTTCCCCGCCACTGAAGAAGCCTTCGCCAATCTGGATCGTGTCAGCGATCTGCTCAAGGAAAAGCACGGCATCAGAAAATACGAACTGGTTTCCGCCGTCTTTGAACTGCTCGACGAAAACGATGAGCAGGTAATCAAGCGCGCCCTGGAGCTGGCGAGTGCCAGGATGGGCGAGCGCAAGAAGGAAAAGGAAAAGAAAGCCAAGCTGCTGAAAATGATCGACGAGCTGTCGCCGGAACAGTTGCAGGAGCTGATGGAGAAGGCCAAGCAGTGATGAAATACTACACAGGCATTGGCTCCAGGAAGACGCCTCCGAAGATCCTGCGTGTCATGGAGGCATTCTCCGAGGTGATGCACGATAAGGGCTACTGGCTGCGCTCCGGTGGCGCGGATGGCGCTGATCAGGCGTTCGAACATGGCGCCAAAGGTAAGAAGTTCATTTATGTGCCCTGGGAGGACTTCAATAATCGACGGGACACGATAATGGGGCGCTTCGATCTATGGGGCGTATCCGGTGAGGCAATGATGATCGCTATGCGTCATCACCCTGCCTGGTCATCACTGACGGATGGTGCCCGTAAGCTCCATGCGCGCAATGTCTACCAGGTCATTGGCATGGAGATCAACAACCCTCACCCTTCTGAATTCCTGATTTGCTGGACGCCGGATGGCTGCGTTTCACGGGAAACCCGATCCAGGGAGACAGGCGGCACAGGCACGGCAATTGCTGTTGCACAAACCTACGGCGTGCCCGTCCTGAACCTGCAACGTCTGGATCATCTGAAGAAGGTCGTGGGAATGATTAAAAAGCATCGCGATAGTAAGTCATGAGTGACCTATAATGGAGAAAACTTACAGGAGAACCCCATGCTGAAGGGCATCATCAATCGATTCAAACGCGAGATTGCCAAGAACAAGCTGGCAAACAATCTCAATACCATCGTCAACGACCCACAGATGCGCCTGGATCTGCTCCAGAGCGCCTACGAAAAGCATCGTGCCTCGATGACGGATCGTGAGCGTAGCCAGGTCAAGAAGGAAATTAAGGCTCTGGAACGTGCGATTAAACGCGGTGATGTGACCGTATGAGTGCAGAAAACAGGCTTGGGCGTTTCTTCATTAAGCGGGAAATGCTGCGTAATAACCTGGATGCGTTGTTGCACGTCATGCGCGACATGGTGGTGTTCCAGACTACCTATCGCATGGACACCGATGAAGTCGAGTATCTTGCCTGGTGCGAAGAGTTCGACGAGATACCTGAAGCCCGTGTCGCGCCAACGTATCAGATTGAGATTGACATTGAGCACGAGGTGACGGAGGAGGTGCTCAATGACGGCACTATTCAGCGTCGCGCTGGCAAATCTACCGTCACGCGCAATGTGATCAGATCCAACAACGCTAGTGCTATACCAGCGGTGCGCAATGACACCATCAATCGTCCTGCCAATTACAGTAGCTGGTAGGCGAACCTAAAAAGCTCGATTCGAACTGTGCTCAGCGGGAAACCAAGGAACTTCGATAACATGCAACATGGATATACTCAAAACAAGCTCATAACGTCACTTGGAGGATCTATGCGTAAGGTTATTGCAATAATTGCGGTCGGCTCAGTCATCGGACTGTCCGGCTGTTCCAGTTCCGGGGGTGGATTAGGCAATGCTCTGTTGGGCCTGGGTAACGATGATCCGGCACGTTGTCAGGAATATTACGACACCTGGGCCAGGGTATCACCGGACACGCTGGCAAACGTCTGGAGTCGCGGCATGTTCACCTGTTCTTCGCGTGAAGATCGTGAGCGCAGCATAGCCTCCTGGGAAGCCATCGAGCGTGGTGAATACACAGCACATCACTCTGTGCCTGGACTTCCCTACAACTTTGAAGGCAGATCCTATACCGACAGCAACGGCAGCACGATCGAGGTCAAAGACAGCAACGGCGATTATTACTATCGCAGTGACTGCAAGGTGACGGACAACGGCGCCATCATCTGCGACGGCAGCGAGGTCTGGTAAATTTCATGCAGGGGCACTAAGCCCCTGTTTTTATTGATAAAAAGATCAGTCATGAGTGACTTATGAGAAGATGGAGAGTTATTTACAAGGAAGAAGTCGGGGTATTCAGGGCCTCGCACTTCGAGGCTGAAGACGAATGTGCCCTGTGGGACATGATCGAAGCATCTAATTTTGTTTCCTACGGCGTAATGGCACTCTGTCTGCTATTCATCCTCATGATCGGGCTGTGCCCAACTCTGCCCTGAAAGGAGATTGTGAATTGACTAGCCTTTACCAAAAACAGCGCGAGATTATCGTCCGCACTATTCGTCAGATTGAAATCCTTGGAGGTGTATTTCTGTTTGGCGTCTTTGCCGTCGTATTTGCAGGGCTGCTCTCCGGCATCTTTTTCATGCTTGCAATTACTGTGCTTCTGCTGTTCCTGTCGGCATGGGTCGTCGCAGTCTTCAAGAGCGAACCAGCAAGGTTCGGCTCGAACAGTTCTATTTCATCGCGTGACCCGGACGCCTAAAATGGCGTCTCACACACTAACTGGATAATTACCATGCACCTACTCATCGACATCATACTTGGGATCGCCATCCTTTCTGGTGTTGGCCTGGCATCCTGGATGCTTGTGCTTACCAGGTTATCCCTGTAAGCCTGAAGGATCTTCCAGCACATTCACGCGTTCCATTCATCAAAAACATCCAGAACTAGCGCGGCAAGCTATCAGATCCGCTCATCCCTGGACGCTACGCGCTGGAGTCACGTCAGTCTACTGCTTCAGGACTTGAGTCGCTTAAAACGCATTCTAGGAGCTCGTTCATTTTTGGGCTTTGTCCATTAATAGTGAACACGGGGCCAAAGTGAACACCAATAAGTTTTTATGTCACTATAGTCGCTCATGGAATAACAACAGTCCTTGGAGGGCACACATCATGATGAGGATTATTGGCGGAAGTTTTGGCACTAAGGGGCACATCTGGATCAACAATAAAAAGGGCAATATCGCAGTCCGTGGTGACATCGATAAAGTCTACACGCCGGATCTAATGTCACATGCCAGTGTTGCGGACGGCAGAGAGCGTAAATTCAGCGTCATGAGTCTGATCTTTGGCCTGCTCATCTTCACGCCGATACTCACCTTCATTGGTGGACCCATCGGACTGATCATCGGCTTAATCCTGTCCATCGTAGGCTCGTATTACACGTCAGGTGGCACTCAGGTCGAGCTGCGCTTCAGGGATGATCGCGTGGTTACGGTGGAATGTTCCAAGAGCGATGCCAAACGTCTGCTCTTGTTTGCCAATCAGGAAGCGTAAACCAAAAGAAAGGCCCGCGAAGCGGGCCAAAGAAGCGGGTATATATAAGTGCTTATACTTTACTGGCGATTCAGGAATCCGTAAGCCAGCCAGTCCGCATTGGTCAGGATGTAGAGCAACAGGTCATTTTGCGCCTGGTCATCACCCAGTGACATATAGCCCGTGAACACGCCATCAAAGTTGCCACAGTTCGCAACGGTGATGTTACTGCGGTAGATGTTGCGATCAGGCTGAGCCGGGGTCACTGTGCCGTTATAGGTGCAGCCCAGGGTGTCCTGTCCAAACACATCGCCGTCTGCCTGGATCGTCAGCGTCACGGTATCCCCAAACGCATCCTGTCCGACATAGATGCCGGAGATCGCCAGGTTGGTCGCAGGACGCACCCAGGTGGGCGAGATGGTCAGATCCACATCCCCGGTGACGGCAAAGTTGCGATAGCTGTAGGAGCCCTTAATCCAGTTCTCAGCCAGCCAGGTTCCGGTCACATCTGCCGTATCGACATAGCCCGTGCCATCCGTCACGTAGGTGTCCATGTAGGCTTTGAAGCTGTTTGAGGTCAGGCTGGTGACGCGTCCTGCACTGAGCTCCCCTTCTGAGGGCACGACAAAGTAAACATTGCCATCGTAAACCAGGCCCACCGTGTCGTAGTCCAGTCCGGTCACGTCATTGTGAACGATGCCTGCGTAGATGCCACTGATGTAGT